TGACAATCATCTTCATATGCTGATGGTTTTGTCATTTTTCCCATATGACATATGTTAATAACTGATGAATTTAAATGCCTCGCCCTATATGATACTTGAATAATATCTCTTGGTTCATTATGTGAGCCTACAAATAAATATTTTTCATCGAAATCTTTTTCTTCATAACTGACACCACATGTTAATATATTATTTGTAATAACGAACCATTTATCAAACCATTTATTATTTACATCACCCAGATCTTTTTTTTTAATATCATCTATATCAGCATTATAAAATTCACCTTGTCTATTTGTTTGCTGTTCTATGTATTTACATAACGCTTCCATTGAATATCTTTTATTTTCACCTTCACCATATCCATCTTTATAAGGATAAAAAATAAATAGTTTCGAACCATCTTTAATTTTTTTAACAATTTCGTTTAATGTCATAGTAAAATCCTTTTTAAATTTAACAATTCTTGTCTGTGGTTCATATTGTCGTTGATATATAATTGTATTATTTACTAAATCATATTCTCCTTTGTAACATTCTTTATTTATATTTTTTATTAGATTTAATGTTTTATTTGTGATAAAAGCGTCTAATAAAATAACTTTTTTTGCTTTTGATAATAAATTTACAAAAATTTGCCATATTTTTTTTTTATACATTTTTCGACCTTGATTCATAAAATCACCATAAAATTTATCGATTAAAGTTTCAATTTCATCAATAACAATAACATCATAAGTTTTTGTAGTTAAATAATGTAAAGAATTTAAAACACTGATTAAACGATTACATTGATTTAATTTACCTTGTCTTTTATTTTCAGTTGATACATTTAAATAATGTGTGAGATTTTCAATATCTTTCATTCTATTATATGTATTTTCGGCTAATGCTTTATTAGGAGCAATCCATATAAAATTATCTTGGGTTTTTAAATATTCAATTGTCTGATAAGTTTTACCTGCTCCCATCCCAAGATTAAAAAGAAGGAATTTTATATCAATCTCAAATGATGCTTGGTTTATATTTACAATTTTTTTAATGATATTTTCAGGAAGTGTAAAAGATTTTAAAAACTTACGATAATGAATATCTTTCTTGATATGTGGATAAAATGTTGCCATTATATTTTTCATTCGATGTAATGACACAGGTGGAAAATCATCTAATTTTGACCAATGTCTCTCCCATTTTTTCAAATTTTCTGTTTTATCACTTTTATTTTTATACCATGATATAAAATTAACAAACGCTAAAGTTTTCGAATAAAATACAAATCTTGCTACGATATGTGTATAATCATGATTAAATGATTTATCTAATGGTAGTAATAATAAACATTCTTCTTCTGTCATATTTTCAAAATCAATATGGTCAGGACATATTAGATTTAATTTCGGCAACATACCTAAATCAAATGTTTTTTTAGATTTTTCAATATCGATATTATGTTTAATTGGCTCAATTAGTTCAGGGAGAGGATAAATTATATCATCGGTGAAAAAATCTGTGATTACATGTTTTTTAAAATCGTTATTTTCAATAATTTCTTGGACACGACCATCTCTTTTTGATTGGTTAATACATTTCATTTGTCTATTTTTTGTGTATACTTTCCAATCAATAGAGGAGAGTTTATTTTCACTCATATATTTCGTTAAATGTTTCATATAAGTTCTATCATTTTCATTTTTAATATAATAATTATTTACTACAATATGCAGTGATGTTTTCTCATCAGTCATTGAGCCTGAAATTGCTAAATCAGCATTTGGGAATATTTCTAAAATAATATTTTTTACATAATTAATAAAATGGTCAAAATTTTCGACCGCACATGGTTCATCTATATCAAAATAAACTTTAAGAGGAAAATTATGTAATACTTCATATAATCCGTGATTTTTTTCTAAATTCTTTAAAAATATATCTTTTGATGAATAGCCCCACATTCGGCCATGTTTTTGTGTATCACTAGCAATTAAAATACTACCAATTGGTTTCTTTTTTATAGCAACATTTTGGGCTCCACCCTCAGAAGATTTATTTTTATAAAATGTTGATTTAAAAACTTTAATTTCTTGAACACTCATTTATATATATACTTAGAAAATCTTTCTAAATACTTTTTAGAAATAAATATATTAAATTAAGGGTTTCGGGTTCATCCGGACATATTCTTTTAAATGAATTTTCGCATTATCATCGCCATATTTCTCACGATATTCATTTACTAAATCAGCACCAACTTTTTTTGAATAATAAATCCATTTTTGATATTCATTTTTTTTATCTTTATGTAATTCATTATATTTTTTACAATATTGTCGTTTTGTCTCACGAAGTTCAGGTGAAATTTTACTAACATATTCTGTTGAATATCGCATATATATATTAGATGAGATATTCCTAAATTAATTTTATAAATAATTCCTAAATCAACTCATAATATTTCATAAGTTTAATATGTTTGTCACTCTTTTTGTGTCTTGATAAACTTGCTCTTGTTATAGAACAACCACAATCGCATATCATATATTCTTTTTTTTTTAAACAATTATCATCTCTATATTTTTTTTGATATTCTTTAATTTTTTCAATATTATTTTGATAATACCTTTGGTGTCTTTGTAAATTATATTTTTTTAATTCTTCTTCATCTGTTATTTTATATGCTCGATTACTATTCATATTAGCTTTCATTTCTAACATAATTCTATTTTCTTCGGCTTCGGCTTCACGTTTACTTTGACAAGGAAATTTTTTTATTTCAATCATACAAAATTCAGTCCACCCTCCATTGTCACGTATCATTTGATATACTTTTGAATTATGACCATGACGATTTTCATTATTACAACGATGTTTATGTTCATGTTTCCGTTTAGTAAAATTTATAGTTGACCCTACATATAATAGTTCAGGTTTATCTTGGTGTTGAATCTTATAAATAATTGTATTAGAATAATCTACCGCTTTACGTGGCATCCTAATATATCCTATAATATCTGTTTAAATAAAATTCCTAAATATATTTTATAAATAATTCATAGATGTCAAAAAGGGTGCGAAATCGGTGGATTTTACATAATACTATATATATATAAATGTAATTTCCACGTTTTCTGCCACCTTTTATAAACTGAATAGAAATAAGAATTTATAATTCATAATTCATAATTATTAATTCACGTCTGTCACCTGATCCACCCAGTTCACTATTTGATTTTTGTTTGACAACAATTTGAACTATATTAAATTTTTTAAATAAATTTCTAATATTAGGACTATCGTTTATAGTAAGCATAAAAAATCCTTTAATATTTGATAAAATTGAAACGAGTTCTTTATAATCGATAAAATAATTGTCATATAAAGTATCAATACTTTTTTCATACGGGGGATCTAAAAAGAAAAAAGTATCTTTTGAATCATATTTTTTTATAACTTTTTTAAAATCTTGATTAAGAATTGTCGTATTTTTCAATTTATTACTATATTCATTTATTTTTTTGATTTTTTGTATGTGTGCAGTATTTTTGTATATTTTATATTTACCCTGTGAGCCGAATGTATTACATGACAATAATAAAATTTGCGTTAATCTTTCGTTGTCGTTTCGAGCTTTCCTATTGACAAGTTGTTGTTTTTCTTCAATTGTCGGTGGTATAATTAATTTATTATCACCATTTTTTAAAAGTCTATACCCTTCAATTAATTGTTTATCTATATCATTAATTATCATTTTCGATTTATTATCCATTTTCCAGAACATACTACCACCTCCTACAAATGGTTCTACATATATTTTATGTTCAGGAACCATCGATATTAATTTATCTACTATATCTTGTTTAGACCCAATTCTACAAAAAAAAGGTTTCATTATATACATTTATGATATTTGATTAATAAGATTAATATGTTTAAACGACCTAACATGTCTTGCTACATTTCTACGAGTAATATAACAACCACATTCACATAATAATTTTATTGATCTATATTTATTAATTTGTTGTTTATTAAGAGTATAATATTCTTTTTCATATAATTTATGACCTTCTGCTGTTAAGAATGCTCTGTAAGTATTCATGCTTGCTTTCATTTCAGACATAATTCTATCTTCTTCCGCTTCAGCTTCTCGTTTACTCTGACAAGGGAATTTTTTTATTTCAATCATATTAAATTCATTCCACCCTCCATTGTCACGTATCATTTTATATAATTTTGTGCTATAAGATTTATTATTTTCATTATAACAATTAGATTTATGCTGACATTTTCTCTTACTGAATG